GTTTTCGGGCGTGAGTCTTTCTCACCTTCCGATTACTGTGCCGAGCTCACCGTCGTTCAGTCTGCTGGTCGTCCTCGCCCCCTCTCGAAGCAGCCTTCTGAAAGTCTTTGCTTACAACCTCTTCATAAGTCGTTGTATGCAATGCTCTCTAGGAAGCGTTGGCTTCATCGTGGCGACGTGACGACGGACACACTCCGGCGCGCAGGTTTCACCTCTCTCTCCCCCTCCTCGGTTCTGACTTCGGGTGACTACAAGTCTGCTACGGACGGCCTCTCTATAGAGGTTGCTGAGGCAATACTTCGTGCAATCCTTGATCGTTCGGTCTCTGTGCCGGACTCAATCAAGGACTACGCGATGCTGTCGCTTCGTCCGCGCTTGTTCTCCCTCGTTCACGACCTCGACTTCCGCGCGACTCGCGGTCAACAAATGGGCTCGTACTTGAGTTTCCCCCTTCTTTGTATGCAGAATTGCTGCATATAAATTTGGGATTTCTCACCGTACTGTGCCCTTGGCAATTAATGGCGACGATATTTTATTCTCTTCATCCAGGACTTTCTCAAGTCAGTGGATGGAATGGGTATCGTGTCTTGGCTTAGAGGTCGAACGCTCCAAAACTTCGGTATCTTCTTCCTACGGTTCTTTGAACAGTACGTTAGTGCGCCTTTTTCAGGATTCACTACGTGTTGTTCAAACCGTTAGGTTTGGGATGCTGACCGAGTTGGAGGTCGAGGACTTTGCCGGGGTTTACCACTCTTTCGTCTCGGGTCTGTCAGGCCACATCCGTTGGAGGGCCGCGCACCTGTTCTTCCGTAGTAATATTGGCCGTCTTCGGGCGACCAATCTTACGACTTACGAACTAGGCTGTCGCGGCCGTCTTGCGGCGCGAATGACAGAGCGATTCGGGTTAAAGTGTGGTGGGGATTGGTGTGCCAATCCACTGCGTCTTCCTCCGCGTTTCGTGGAACATTCCGTGACCCTCTCTTCGGAGAGCGTCACCTGGGTTCCAACGTCGGAGTTAGATAGAGTGGAGTTAAGTTTGTGTGCCAGAGAGTTGGCAGCATGGCGGTTTTCCGTTCCGTGGTCACGGCTCAGACATGGATGCATTTTTTACAAAGTGCAACTTTCTATGTTGAGGCCTGATTCTCCGAAGTTCGACTTCGGGAGGTGGTCTTACACGACCACGGACTGGAGGGGGGTGTGGAGGAAAATGATGAGGGCGCCTCTTATTGTGGAGAGAAGGACGCCGGTTACGTGGGATTGCTGGGAGGAGATTCTTTGGAATCGTCCTCCGCCCGCGTATTGCGAATTTGAGGAGGGGGTCGACCTGCTAGAGGTCGCGAAAGACGGAGGGAAGAAGGGGTGATGACGCATGTTGAGGGACGCGCCGACCATGTATTGGGAACCAGCCCACTTTAAAAATATTACTGTCGGGCACCCGGCCCTCA